GTGGCATTAGCCCTACCGACCAACCATCCGATTCCTCAATGAAGGGTAAGGGTACAACAGCTGTTGCTCGTTGTGCTCCTACCAATCCCGCCTATTCGATTCCCCAAGCAATTGGAGAAGCGAGGGAGGGCATCCCCGCCATTATCGGGAAGTCGCTCTTTTGGAAGAGGCAGACGTCCGCTGCGCAAGCAGCAGGAAACGAATACCTCAACCTTGAGTTCGGTTGGAAACCTTTGGTTTCCGACTTACAGACCTTAGCGAGGGCTGTAAACGAGTCTCACGACATTTGGGAGAGCTACCGTAAAGGTAGCAATCACAAAACCCGAGTTGGCTATCACTTTAATGAAGAAACCGATTCGCGTCATTATCAGGGGAGGTTTATACCTCTCCCGAGCGAATGGTACTTCAATTTTCCAGTTGGATCTGCCTATCAGACAGTTTCCCGCAAAGAGTGGATTAAGGGATGTTTTAGATACTACATCCCTGACCCCACTTCTGGGTTCCCTGGCAAAATGGGCTACTGGCAATCGCAAGCCAGTAAGATTCTTGGTGTCAGGCTAACGCCTGATACAGTTTGGAATCTAAATCCCTGGACGTGGGCCGCCGATTGGTTCGCCAACACTGGCGATCTAATGACCAATGTTTCTAACCTTGGTACCGACGGCTTGGTTTTGCAATATGGTTACCAGATGGCAGAGGAGACTCTGCTGACTAGTAAAGCCGCTGCTTTTGAAGGCAGCGACGGCATATATAGCACTTCTCGAGACATCACTCACAAGCGATGTAAGAGGATTGCTGCAAAACCTTATGGATTCGATGCTGAGCTGAATACTCTTACGAGTAGACAGCTCGCCATTATAGCTGCGCTTGGTTTATCTCAGGCTTAGCTGTAAGCAGGTTGGTTCACCAATCAGGTGGATTTTACACACATGATGGCTTACAACCATCCCCATTAAGGAGAATTGCCGTGGCTTTTGCCGACCCTCAGAGTGTGACCATTAACGCGGTCGCACAATCTCTCCCGAGAGTTTCTTCGGGAGTCAACACCGGATCGTTCCGAAAGGACGATCAGACTGTCGCACTGACCGTTAGCCATACATATGGCAAGCGGACCAGGCGCCAGATCCGACTCGATTTCGACAAGGTGGCTGCAGACCTGTTTCAGGCTGACGTCAACTTGAAGTACTCTATGAGTGCTTACATCGTCATCGATACTCCCGAGGTTGGTTTCACACTCGCGGAGCAGAAGCAGGTCGTTGATGCGCTTACTGCGTATCTGACCGCTTCATCGGGCGCCCGTGTCACCCAGGCTCTGGGTGGCGAGAATTGATGAAGACGAGTCTCTCTCTAACGAGAGTGACTTGTGTCACACATTACTATGTGAGATACTTTCATCCGTTCTGGGCGTTAAGTGTTGCGCTTCATTGGTTGTCTCAGCACTGCTGATGACACCGATAAGCGAGGCATCTCTGGATAGGTTCCTATATAATCTATATAGGGATCTAGAAAATCCAGATATGTGAGGGCAGAGAACGGCTTTGGACCTTCTAGCCTCTTGTTAGGGAGGTAGATGTGAAAAGCCTAAAAACTCTCTGGAAATGCGCAGCTGATGAATTGGCTGCATCGTGTTGCACCAGTGCCACTCTCGACTTCAAAAAACTCGAGAGTCGTATCGAAAACGAGGGATTGTCTTTCCTGACAATCACTCTTCCGAATTATGCCAAGGACTTCGAAAGAAGTCTGGAAGCACTTTCGGTTGACTCCAATTCCTTCGCCGGTTTTCACAGGCAAAAGAAAGGGCCCCTCCCAGTCTTTCTGGGGGGTTTCCTGAGTCAAGTTTTCGATCCAATAACTGGACGCTTACTCGATACTCCTAATATAGATTGCATCTTTGCAATACGTCAACTGACGTTAATGTTTGCAAAGATTCTCCTTCCCACAACAGAAAAACGGGAAAGAGACGCTATACGCGGTTATATCGAGTGTGAACAGGAAGTTCGTAGGAATGCAGAGTTAGATCTCCCTGAATATTTAGATTTCAGGAGGATCGCATCCCTACTTTTCCAGGATGTCTTTGCTGAACTGGAAAACCAGATCTACAAAGACGAACTCGTGCCGAAGCACGGTCCTGGATTGACTGCGGACAGACTTAGGGGTAACTCTAAGTTTGACCAACGTGAATGGCCTCTTCGTCTGGAATCGGTGTTCCCCTATGGGGAATACGCCATTCCAAACTGGCGATATTTTGCCGCCAGGATCGACGATGGGGTGAACTTCCTTGAACTTGGGCAAGAACGACCTGTAAAGGTTGTACTTGTACCTAAGACGCTCAAGACACCGAGGATCATCGCTATCGAGCCCACCTGCATGCAAAACATGCAGCAAGCCGTTGCGACAAGCCTCGTTGAACTCCTCGAAGTCAAAAGGATCGGCTTCAACAGCCGAAACAATGTCGTAGAGGGTCAGATCGGTTTTCGCGAGCAAGTGCCAAACAGGCTCCTTGCTCAAGAAGGCTCCCTTACTAGGGGGTTGGCAACGCTGGATCTCAGTGAAGCCTCCGATCGTGTCTCGGTCAGGCATGTAGAAAACCTCGTTTCGAATTGGCCTCTCTTACGAGAAGCTTTACTCGCGACAAGGTCTTCAAAGGCCTCTGTACCTGGATACGGGGTTATACCCCTGTCCAAGTTCGCGTCAATGGGTTCAGCTCTTTGTTTTCCCATCGAGGCCATGGTGTTTTTAACCGTGGTCTACATGGGAATTGAAAAAGAGCTTAAGCGTCACGTTACTCGTCGCGACATAGTCGCTATGAGTGGTAAGGTACGCGTCTATGGGGACGATATCATTGTCCCCACAGACTATGTGCGCAGCGTGATTGACTCTTTGGAGCTGTTCGGCTTCAAAGTTAATGTCAACAAGAGTTTCTG